GAAAGACCAGTTTTAAGCAATATTGACTTAACACCCGCGATTATTTCGCGAGGTGCTTTGTCGGTTGATGAACAGCTGGATCTTTTCTCCCGTAACTGTTTCTTTATGACTGTGCAAGGGGGTGCAAGTCCTATGTGTTTCGGTCGTATATTAGCTATTGGAGGGCAGTTGTACTTGACTAATGCACACTTTTTCCAGCGTCGACCTAACTCAATGTTTCTATCAAAATGTTCTCCTGAATCAGCTGTTGGTGCACGTCGCACTATTACATTAAATTACGGAGTTAATGTGTTTTTGGATGAAGTTAATGATATAGCTATCGTGCGCGTCGTTGATTTGCCCAGTAACCGTTCCCTTTTGGATTATATGTTTCCAGAAGATAACCCACGTCCTGAATTTAATGGACGGCGTCTAACGCGACAACAGGATGGGTCAATGTTAGTTTCCGACGTCAATTGCAATACCGTTGGTACCGATGTTATGGTTACGCGTTATGGAGACGAACTTATGTTGCCTACATATCGTGGGACATCTAAAGACAGAGCTGTAGATGGTGATTGCGGTTCTCCTTTAGTTGCTATTTTCAACGGTCGGTGTGTGCTTGCTGGGCTTCACGTTGGTTGCATTGACCACCCTGAGATACGTGATAGATATAGATTGCTATCTAGAAGAATTGATAGGCAATTAATTAGCAAATTACTTTCCCATTTTCCTGCCCAATCAAGAATTTTACCAAGTGTGCCTCTCATGACTTCAAGTAAAACAGGCGATGTACCCGTTACTGCTCTACACTTTAAGAGTCCTTTCGGGTACTTGCAGAGCACAGGTAGTATGGAGGTTTTTGGTTCCATTCCCTGGCGGGAAGGGACTCGTAGCCATGTCATTAAAACTTTGCTGTGTGACGAATTTGTTGCGGCTACTCGAGATCACGGAGAGTTTGCCATACTTGACAAAATGCATCCACCTATTGTGAAGGGATATGAGCCGAAGCATCAATCCTTACAGCATATGATACAAACTAGTGAGAATGTTGACTACGCTGTTTTGGAAAAGTGCAAAAAAAGTTTTTTGGCGGATATTTTCCGGGTTTTGCCTCCTGAGGAGTTAAGTCTTATTAAACCTTTGGACATGGACTCATGTGTCAATGGCGTTGACGGTATAGCTTATATTGATGCTATGAAGCGCAGCACCTCTGCGGGCTTTCCGTGGCGTGAAACTAAGTTGAAGCACTTAAGGTTTACAAAAGATGAGGCTGGTAATGTGACTGATAAAGTCGAAGTTACGGAAGAAATAGCTTCTCGAGTTAATCTTATTTTAGAGCGTTACCAGCGTGGTGAGCAGTATCATCCAATTTTTAGCGCTAGCTTTAAAGATGAACCTGTTTCACTGCAGAAGAGGAAAGCTGCTAAAACTAGAGTTTTTTGTGCTGCGCCTATGGATTTCACTATAGTGGTTCGCAAGTTTTTGCTCCCGGTTATACGTGTTATTCAAAGAAATTCGGCTGTGTTTGAGACTGCTGTTGGTGTTCAAGCTCAGAGTAAAGAGTGGGAAATTAAATATAGATTAATCACTAAGTTTGGTGCTTCTCGCATTGTAGCTGGCGATTACTCTAAATTTGATAAGAAGATGTCACCTAGTTTTACTCTAGCTGCTTTCGACATATTGCGTGAAATGTGCAAAAGAGCAAACTATAACTCAGAAGAACTCTTGGCCGTTGATTGTATAGCCCAAGATATATGTTTTCCAACCACCGATTTCTTTGGAGATCTGGTGCGTTTTAATGGAACTAATCCTAGTGGTCATCCTTTAACGGTTATTATAAATTCACTCGTTAACTCGTTATACATGCGTTATGCCTATTATCGACTCAATCCTATGAACAGTGTTGACACTTTTCAGGATCATGTTTCTTTAGTAACTTATGGTGATGATAATATAATGAGTGTGCACGAAAGTGCCTCATTCTTTAATCATACGAGCGTACAAGAGGCTTTACAAACCATTGGTGTTGAATACACAATGCCCAATAAAGAGCAGCACTCTTTGCCATTTGTTTCAATTTCTGATGTCACGTTTTTGAAACGCAGCTTTCGTTACGATGAAATTTTGAAAAGTGTTGTTGGACCTCTTGAGCATGATTCTATTAGCAAAATGCTTACTAGTTGTGTTGCTTCTAAAGCTTTCACTGCTGAGCAGCACATGTTGAGTGCAGTGCGTTCAGCTATGGATGAATATTTTTGGTATGGACAAACTATATTCGAGGATAGACGTAAGGTTTTCCATAGTGTTCTGCTCGATAATGGGCTTTACGAATTTGCAGAGAACCAATCTCCCTTACCGACCTGGCGTGAGCTGCTAGAGCGTTATAAAGTGGCGTCTGAGCCTTTTGAAACAGATGATTTATTCGCTACTAAGAATGCGGATGTAATCGCGTTTCATTAGCGCTATGGCGTTCAGCTTGGGCTTTTAAATGTTGTGCCCGTGGAGACAAACCAAAACAACATTCGTCGATTAAGTGCGGCGTAGTACTCGGGTTGGCGAGGAGAACGCGACAGTTAATTATCGATGAGAGACACAGGCTACTTTATGGGCCTACTGATCATGTGTGGTGTCTTTAAATAATAAGGCTATGATCAATTCCAACACATTTGGCAGTGTTTTGAACACCACTGCCATCTCTAAACAATGTTCATCTACAATTTCTTCTACTATGGGGTCAGAATCCTCCCCTTTAAACGGATCAACTATTGATGTTCCAATGAATAGTGGCGTTCCTCAAACTGAGCATATTGCCTCTATGGGTCATCAGATTCAAACTACACAATTTGACAATGCGTCAGAGAGTTTGAGTACACAGCCTTCTATGGCTGATCCAACTTTTAAGATGGATAAAATAGACACTGGGCAACTCAGCGATTTTTTGTCCCGCCCTACTTTAGTGCAATCCGTTAGTTGGTTACAAGGCACACCTTTTGGGTCCTTTAATTTACCTGTTTGGACTTTCTTTTTCCAGTCTCCTTCTATCAAGAGGAAGATTGAAAATTATTCGTTCTTCCAGGGTGAAATACATATCAAACTAATGGTTAATTCTTCTCCATTTAATTATGGAGCTATGATAGCAGCTTACGAACCCCTTGTTAATCACGGATACAATGTGGGTGCGGCTGCTAATATTACAGCTAATAGAATTTGTGAGTATTCACAATTTCCTCACGTTTGGATCTTGCCAGCTTCAAATCAGGGCGGGGAAATTGTTTTCCCTTTCTTTTATGATCTCGATTGGCTTGATTTGACCAAGGCTTCTGAAGTAGGAGCTATGGGAACCTTACGATTGTGGGAAGTGGATCCTCTAGATACGGCTAATGGTTCAGTCGGTCAAGAGGTGGACATCCAGATATACGTGTGGTTTGAAAAAGTTGAGTTGTCTGGTCTTACTCACAAAGCGCCATTGCAAATGGGTCTTATGTCTGATATTATAGATCGGGCCCCCCAGATGTGGAAAGCGGCCACTGCCAAATCGGCTGATGAGTATGCCAAACGACCTGTTTCTTCTATAGCGGGGACCGTTGCAGCCGTTGCCTCTCCTTTGACTTCCGTGCCTGGCATTGGAATTTTTGCTAAAGCAACTCAACTCGGTGCTTCTGCTGTTTCTAAAATTGCTTCCATTTTTGGTTGGACCAATCCTCCCAATATAGCTAATGTTGAACCAGTTAGACAAGCGCCATATCACGGTTTTGCTTCTTCAGCTATTTCTGTGCCAGGTGACACACTTTCTTTGGATCCCAAGGCGGAATTGTCCGTAGATCCCAGAACTGTTGGTTTAGGGGATGTGGACGAATTGGCCGTGAGCAATTTGGTCCAGCGTGAAGCTTATATAGGTGCTGCAATTTGGGCTACTGGTGACGCGACTAATGTCACTCTGCTTGCGGTGCCTGTACATTGTTGTCATTACGTTGTTGGACCTAATGTTAATAATGGTGATGAAGTTTCTTTTGCGCCCATTGGTTTACTTAATCAAACATTTGGTTATTGGCGAGGCGATATCATTTTTCGTTTTAAAATGATTTGTACCGTGTATCACAGAGGCAGAATTCGTTTCACTTGGGATCCGATGCTTTCATTGTTTGGGTCTTCCGCTAACAACAATACTGCTCTCAATAGAATAGTTGATCTTTCTATGGAGCAAGATGTTGAAATACGTATACCATACAATCAAGCACGTCATTGGTTGGCTACTCGATCCATGTTGCCGATTGGGTCCGTGCCTTATTTGCGTGTTAAGGGTCAGACATTTGTTGATTATGTTGACGATGAAACTACCAATGGCATGCTAACGTGTTCAGTTCTAAATTCATTGTCTGCTCCTGATCCCGGTGCCAATGTTAGAATTCTGATATTTGTGCGCGGTGCTCCTAATATGGAATTCTGTGTTCCAAAGACTCCTTTGTCTAGGAATTTTTCCTATTTTGCCCCTCAGAGTGGTGAGGTGTCCATTTCAGGACATTCGGAGGATAATACAAATCAGCAACAGTATAATGTTTATTTCGGCGACCCGGTTCGTTCATTGCGCACTGTGCTACGACGAGCACATCCCAATGTTTCCCTAAATGTTTTCAATAATACTGTGCCTGGAGGTTATCTTATTAAGTGGGTTAGTTTCACCAATACCATTTTCCCCTATTTTAATGGTTACGATCCCACTTCTAACTTCACAGCAGCTAGTCTTGTTACTGGAACAAAACCCTACTCATTCGCTGTCAACACACCTTTTCACATGTGGATACCATGTTTTAAGGGAATGAGAGGATCTATGTATTGGCACTATGAACATTCAAAGTGCAATAATACACCAGAGAGGTATTCCCTTGAGATCAGGCGAGGTCTCAATGATCCCAGAACCGACCCCGACCGTCTTGTTTGGACAGAGCTCGAGGTTGGTCCTATTACGGGTACAGGAAGTCAAGTTTCTCGGGTGGAAGCTGCTTCTTTTGATGCATTAATTGGCGAGACACGCAGTGCTGCCACATTAGTATCACCCTTTAATGGCGAGGGGAAATCAGTGCTGTTTCCAAATCAATTTAATTATAGATTTGATACGACACGGGTTAGTGCTATGGTTACAGGCCTCAATCGACCTCGTAAGAGGCGAGAGAACGTCTCTGTTATGATGAGATTTTTCCCTATAGCCACTAACCCCAATGATGAGAATAACAGTTTTATTCGCCGATACTTTAGTATTGGACCGGATTTCACAGTCTTTTTCTTCTTGTGTGTTCCCCGCGTTTATCGCTATACTACTATCCCCCTCGGAGCTTGATGTCCCTCAACTCGGATAGTAGCGCGTCCTTTAGTTGTTTTCTTTAACAACCTCCCAATCAAGTGCGGTTTGATTGGATACGAGGAGGACAACCCAACTTTGTTATGCTTGCGCAGTTTGATGCCGAAGCACCTTTGTTGGGTGCTTTATGCTTTTATCGCAAGATTTTCACAAAGTTGGTTATAATACCA